ATTTTATTTGTTTCTATTTTATTTGATGAAATCTCATAATAAAAATCCGCAGAAATTCCTGTTTCTTTTTCTGTTTTTGTAGCAAAGGTCAAATTCAAATCATAAGACTTAATTGATTTGATTTCACCTATTTTTTGTTCGAGAAAAAAAGTTGTATCATAACCTGTTGCGGTTATATTTTCTTTGAGTGTTATGTTAGCAAAAACTTCATCAGAAGTTATTATTTGCTTATTCCTGTAATCCGTTGTTGAATAATTATATTTTATTTCTTGTATTTTGTTTTTTTTAAAATAATCTTTGTTATATTCAATAACACCATGGTTGTCTAAAAATTCAGGATCATAAAAATCAATAGCTGTAGTATATTCGTCAATCATGCGAGTTTTCCATCTTGTTTGCGATACTTGAGATAAATATTGAAACACATCGAAAGGAGCTTTATTCAAAGTAGAATAAGCTCCGATAATGGTATTTTCTTCTTCGCGTATAATTATATTTCCTTCAACAAAACCATAATCTGAAATTTCATTGATTACTTGCGAAATTGCTTCTTTTACGCTTTTATTAACAATAACAAAATCTAATGTTTGACCTTCACTCAATAGAATACTCGGGTCTAAAATTTGCAAACTACAATAATGTGGTTTAAATGGATTTAATTCCATATCGGCGCTGTTTTTTACGATACCTGAAAAGTATAATTTTCCAGCCTTCAAAACTTTGCACCTTGAATAATCTTTTGGAAAGTAATAATCTGTTAATAACTTATTAGTTCCTTTCCAAGATTTTGGATAAACCTTATAAAGCTCAATAGATGATGGATTCATAAGTTCTTCATTGATTTGTATATTTGATTCGCACACAACTTCTTCATCATTTATAAAAAATTGAAACATTATTTACCACCACCATAATTGTACGAGTTTTTTGCTCCACCAGAAAATGTTTTTACTTCTCTAACAAATGCTTTTCCAAATTTATTCACATCCATATCGGCATTTACCGTTACACAAATTGGTGCTTGTTCAATATATGTATTAGGAACTTGATTACCAAATGAACTAGATATACTAACTGCTCCGTTTTTAAGAAAATCTAAACCCGCAGTATCATAATCTAAGTCTATTGATTTTTCTATTGTAGAGTTTAAACCCGGAATATTATCTTCCATTCCTTCCTCAAGACCTATAATATTCATTTTACCAATCCACGCAAATTCTTTTGATGGTGAACGGATTCCAAAAAAATCTTTAATTCCGCTCAAAATAGATTTACCAAATCCTTTTATTTTATCTAATATCCAACTTTTGACACTCTTAATACCTGTCCAAAGTCCTTTTATTAAATCAATACCCATCGTTTTAAATGCACTTAATCCATTAGTTTTGAAATAATTTATTATTCCTCCAATTATTTTTGGAATATTTTTTATTAAATTTGGTATACCTTGAACTAAACCATTACCTAATCCTTTTAATAGAGTCATTCCAGCAGATAACAACTTACTAACTGTAAAAAAGTTAATTATTGCCATTAAAATTGTAGGCAAATTCGCCAAAATTTGTGGAATTGAATTTATTAATCCTTGTATCAATCCTAAAATTAATTTTCCACCCATTATTAAAAATTGGTCTATATTTTGATTGAAAACTTCTAACAGCGATAAAATTCCATCTACGATTATCGGAATCAATGTAGGCATCATTTCACTTAATTGGTTCATACCTTGTAATAAGCCATTTGCTAACGACTCAAAAACTTGAGGTAACATTGTAGCTAGCATTGTTAAAATGTCAGGCAATGCATCAAGAATTCCAGTTATCAGCTGTAATAAACCATCTATGACTGTCGGTAATAATGTTTTAATCAATGTTGGTATTTGAGGAATTACTGCATTAATTAGTTGTATAATTCCATCAACGATTTGAGGTGCCATTTTTACAATACTTTCCATCAAAATTTTTCCAAATTGTTCTAAACTTTTAATGACAGCATCGATTTCTCCAGCTCCACTCATAAAATTTTCAAATGAAGCTTTTAATGTTTGTAATGACCCTGCGAATGTTTCGTTTTCTTTGGCATAATTTCCTTCCGCATAAGCTGTTTTTTCTAAAAACATTTCCATTGCTAAACCAATTTTTTGAGCATTTTCCATTTCTGCATAAGATGTCTTTATGCCTTTGCTTAATGCATACGCTTCAATCGTTGTAGCATTCATCGCTACACCAAGATTGTCCATCATTGTGAAATTTCCTTTGGCGGCTCCTGCAATGCTCTCCATTGCTGAATCTATATCAATACCCATAATGGAAGCAATATCGGCTGCTCTTTGCATTGCTTGACTAGATAAATCCATACTTTTTTCAATGCTAATTCCTGAACCCTGCATTAAAGCACCCATTTTGTTCATCGTTGCCATATATTTATTAGCTGATAAACCCGATTTTGCATAAGCTTCTTCGCTTTGTTCTTGTACTGTTTTAGAAAATTCTTTAAATACAGCTTCTGTTCCACCTATTTGCTGTTCTAGTTCACCTGCTGCTTCTACTGATTTCATAACAAGTCCACCTAATGCAACTGTTGCTGTACCTATTGCTGCAGTCGTAACTTTAAATGCATTTTTACCAACTTCACCTAGCTTAGACATTCCTGATTCTGCATCTTTACTATCTAAATTTACTTTAAATTTTATTTCTGCATCATTCTTTATTTTCACCTACCTTCTTTTCTACATAATTCCACATTTTTTCAAAACCATTACTAATTTTTTGTGAATTAGGTAGTGCATATTTTCTTTTCATTTCCATTCTGTATTTATGTTTTTTTTCTTCTTGAGTTTTTATATTTTTAGGAGGTTTTTCATAAGTTCTAAAAGCAATAACTTTTGAAATAGTTGAATTTTCATCCAACAAAACTCCTGCTAATATATTTTGAAATTCCCACCAAGAAACATCTTTTTCATTGAGATTTATTCCTAACCGCAAAAAATCTACAAAATAGTATTTGTAGTCTAAATTTAAATCAAAATTTCGTTGCAACATTTGCGTATTAACGACACTATTTTTTCCAAACAAATAAATCGAAATTTCGTTTAAAACTTTATTAGGGTTATGAACATTTTCCAAACCCAATAATTTTAACGATTTTTCTATTTTGTACACATCATCATCTTCGAATAATTTGAAAATTTTTATAACATTTTTGAATGTTATTTTTAAATTAAATTCTTCTTTGCCTATCTTAATTTTTGCAAGCTGTTCAAAGTCTTCGTAAGGTTTGTAATTGGAGTATTCATTTGTGATATTTGTTTTTCTGCGAAAAAACCCATAATATAACCCCTTATCATTCCTAACGTTTCTTCAAATTTGTATTCGCCAGCCTGCTTTCTATATTCATCTTTATGATCTTTAAAACAAATATCTATAAATCTCTCATCATTTTTTCTTATTACTTCTTCAGCTTCTTGTTCAAGCTTTTCTTTTTCTTCAATTGTTGCTTTTATATATTTTTTGACATTATTTTCAGTAAAATCAAACATGATATGCTTTAATTCTTGTAATTCGTCTGCTGTAATTTTCATATCAAATTCATAAACAACTTCTTCTTTGTTTTCTACCATTTTTGTTAATTGTATTTTTTCTTCTATTTCAAACTCTTTGTTAGTTATTTTTAACATTCTTTATCCTCCTAAAAAAAATAAGGGCAGACATTTTGTCTACCCTGTTACTCTGCTACATAATCTGTTTCTACAAAAGTAGAATTATCATAAACTTTTATATCAAAATCAATTTGCAACACCTCTTCAGTTACTGCAGAATAAGTAATACCACTTAATGTTGCTGTAAAATCAATTTGTTTACCATTAACTCCTTTAAGTAAATTTACTATTCTGCATTTTGCTGTAGCTTCTGCACCAACTGCATATTCTTTAGCAATAATAAATTGTGCTACTGGGTCATTTTTAGCAAATTTAAACCCCGTTGACCATGTTGGGTCTATTGCAGTTTTTACATTATTTGCAATTTGACTGCATAAATCATTCCAAGTATCAAGTGTTTCACCTTGATCATAATCTAAATTAATTGGAACTAATTCCTCATATTGTGATTCTTCAGTTTCACTTATATCAAATAATAATTTAAATTTTTCAGCACTTGAATCGTACTTTAGTCATTCCTCCATTCTACTTTAACATTAAAATTAATATTATAATGTATATTTTGGTTTTCATCTCTAAAAGCATAATTTGGTGTTTGACACGAAATCAATATTATTCTTGTAGTATTAAGTTTTAGATTTTCTTTCATATCTAGTTGGTTAAAAATACTGTCAACTAATATTCTTGTATCTCTATCATTTAAAGTGCCTCTAATAAGCAAATAACAAGATATTTCACTGTAAAGAATATTTTGATTAATACTTCTTTGATTTGTTCCCTGTCCTAATGACAAGGCGCAACAAAATTCATCATTATGAGGTAAATCTGGGCTATAACATTTATGACCTGTTTTTTCAATTTCAGTTCTAAGTAATGTAGTTAAATCATTTGTATTCATATTATCATCCTTTCTTAGCCTGATTTATTGAATTAACAACCATTTTTTGATAGTCTTTTTTATATTTAGCCACAGTCTTATCAAACCATCTGGGTTGTGCTTTTTTATTACCAGCTCCAGCTTTTCCGCCTTCATAATATCTTCTTCTTACATAAGGTATTCGTTCAATAATTATTCCTTCTTTGAAGTTACTGTGCATTTCTCCTGATTTATACATATCTCCACTTTCTCGATAAGTAAATTCGTTAGAATCTTTATAAACCTGCTCAGCAATTACCTCTTTCGAAATTTCAAGACCATTTTTTAAAACTTTTCCACCCCATTCAAAAGCTTTTTCGAAATCATTAAATTGTTTCACCATTATTTCAATAAAACCTCATAATGATGTGGAATAGTAGAATCAGCATATAAAATAGCTGTATCAATAATTTTATAATCTCTATTATTAAATCTAACTATACTATTCTGCGTTGGTTTGTTCGATAATCCATTTGAAGAGACTAAATCATAAAATAATTTAGCATTTCCAACAATTTCTCGCCCATTGGACGTTACTTTCAATTGATTTTTTTCTTCAATTTTTATAAAAGAAAGAGGAGTATCTGCTCCCCATTCATCACCTTCACCAGTATTACCTAAATATTCTTTATAGATTGCACTATGCGGAAGCAATCTCTTTGGAATCGGTCTTATCATTTTCTTCTTCCTTTTCTTTGTTTTTCTTTTCACCTAGCACTTTCCAACCGGCTATTTTATACCATTTTAAAGCACCTTTTGAGATATTTTTTATAATTGCACCACATTTTACTTTAACCATATTAGCACCTCCCATTTAAGCCACAATAAAGTAGCCCACAATTCAATAAAATATCGTAGGCTACCGGGCTTATTCTACTCACACTTTTAAAGTTATCTTTTTGATTAGAACTTCCCTCGCTATATGAACCTAATGTATATCCATAACTACCATTAGAATCAATTAAATCACTATTTAAATCAAAATAACTCATTTGTTCCACAACGGCTCTTTTAAAATCATTATATACTAAATCATTAGCAGTAGGAATATTCTCTACCATAATAGATTTCAGTTCATTTAAAGCCAGATATTCTAATCTTTTAAAATTTTGAGGAGCAGTATTTACTCCCAAATAAATTGCATATTCTTCTTGAGTTATCATTTAACCACTCCTTTATATTTTATTATTCTACTGGTTCTTCTGTTTCATCTTCAACACTGGCAGCTGCTACTGCACCATTTGTTTTGATTTGAACACCTAATGGATTTGTTACTTTTATACCACCAACTTGGCGACCTTGTAATGCAGATGCTCCAATATGTTTTCCATCTGCTAAATTATTAATAGATGGTTCTTTTTTCCAAATTTCATATTTTTGGCAGAATCTTCTATCATATATAATAAATTCTACATTTGCTGGTAATTGATAGTTTGGTTTTGTTGCAACACCTGCTACTTTACCAATTACTCCTTCTCTCACTAATTCTGCTCCTAGTGTTCCGGCAGTGTTAGAAAATTTTTCATCAGTTAATAGTGCTAATTCTGTATCTGCAGAAATAGCAACTCTCATATTAGCAACTTTCATACCTCTTTTTTTCATATTTGATACTTCTGCAGCAATTTTTTTATAAGCAGTTGTTTCAGATAAAGCATCTGTATCTCCTGATACTGTACCAGTCATCAATGCTTCAATTGCCATATTCTCTTTTTTATTACCAATTGAATATCCAGCACTTTCTATTCTTTGAGCTGCAATATTATCTGGTACTGCTTCTGCTTCATAACCATCAATTAATTCATTAACACCATAGTCTTTATCTACTGGTAATTCAATATAATCAGTAGCAGATTGCGTTAATTCGATACCATTTTTAATATCATAATCAGATACTTGTACATCTCCGTTTCTTGTAGGTACCATTATTTTTCCTGTTACTTCATCTTTTTCATAATCTGTTGAAAAATCATCATAAATATTTGTTTCTAACCTTGCAATTGCTAATACTTCATTAGCGTAAGTTTCTTTTCTTTTATGTGTTCCTGTTCCTAATGCATTTGCCTTTAAAATCACTCTCCTTCTTAATTAAATAATTCTGGGTGTTTTGCCTTTAAAATAGCACTTACCCCAGTATCGGCATTTTCATTAATTTTTTGTACTGCTACACCTGTTGTTTTTGGTGCTTCTACAGTTGTTGCTTGAAGATATTGTGAATTATCTTTTAAATAACTCTTTAGGTTATCTTCAAAATCACCCTCGATTTTTGAAACTTCACTTAATACAAATTTTTGAAATTTAGTATCTATGCCAGCATTTGCAACTACTTGCATATTTTCTAATTCAACAATTTTTGCTTTAAGTTCTTCGTTTTCTTTAATTGTTTCGGCATTTTTTTCTGCCTCTGTTTTTTGTGACTCTTTCCAATCATTATAAGCTTTTAATTCTTCTTTAGTAGGTATATTTCTAGTTTTTCTAGCAACTTCTTTATCTAAAGCTTCCTTAAATTCACTTTGTGTAAAAGTCTTTTCCACTTTTTCTTCTGTAGTCTGTGTTTCTACTTTTTCAGTTGTTTCTGCTTTCGTGTTTTCAACATTTTGAACATCTTTTTGTTCCATATATTCTCCCTTCTTTTAAGTCTTTAAGTTGGACTTACCCATTCTTTAGTGTCTTTATGTTGGACATATTTGGTGCCTTTGTAGGGTTTACACCTACTTAAACTATTAAGGCATACAATGGTCGGAGCAATAGGATTTGAACCCATAAGCCTCTAGTTCCCAAAACTAGCGTTCTACCAAATTGAACTATACTCCGATAAAATATGTTTCTAATTTGACATATTTTATTTAAAATTGTATAATTTAATTAATGAAGTGGTGGTCGTGGCGACTTAGCGCCTAGTGTCATCACTTCTTTTTTTATTTTCTAAAAGTATAAATTCGTCTCCCTTTTTTATACCTATCTTTTGAACATATTGAGTATCTTTTCTATTAAATACATTATTAGCCTGTTCTTGTAAATTGCTTAATGATAGTGGGGAGTTAGATGCTTCAAATAAGAAATTATTTGCCTGTTGTTCTTTTTTGTAAACATTGTGATAAATCACTTGTTGACTTCCTCCTGTTATTATTTTCATATCATAATATTCATCATCTATTTTTAAATCCGAAATTTTTATTCCCTCAGGATTATTTATTTTGGGATTTAATACGACTTTTTTAGTTGTTCTTTGTGATATCCAGTTAGCAAATTCTAGTTCATTTTTCTTGAATTCATATTTTACATTTTTATTATCAATTTTATATTGATTACCTTTGTATTCAAATTTTTGCCCTATTTTTAATCGTTGGGCTTTTTTGTTAATATCAATTTTTGATGAGATTAAAGTTTTAGTTATGTCATTGTTTTGAATTGCTTTTGGTTTTGCGCTAATGTTCCCAATCCACTCGTTCGCACTTATTCTAGTTCTTCCTGTCTTATCTAAAAATTCAAGATATTGTTTTCGATAATCACTTAATTGATTTGTCTTTGTTTTTATATAATTTTCTTCTGCTCCCGTCTGCTTAAGCATAGCTATTTCACGTTTTTTATTTCTGATAGTCCTCTCATACAATCTTTGTTGTTGTTTTTCACAATATGCCCTATCATTTTCTTTTTTTGTAAAATCGACTTCACGATGTATAGATAAACCAGGGACAAACATAAACCTTGAGTGTCCACAATTTATACCTAATATTCCATCAGGTTTCCCATAACTTGAATTAAACCAAGAATACACTTTAATAGAATGACCTAATCCATCTTGAATCGGTTCTGTATTGCCACTTAAAGAAAATATTTTACCTTGGTCTTCAGAACACAAAGGTCTTGCTCCTGCGTACGCATTAATTTCAATATAATCATTACCAGCTAATCTCATTCTTTCTTCTTGAATTCGATTAATTGTATTTTGAGTATTACTTCTTAACACCATTTTTGTATAAGCTTCTGGCGTCCACTGTGCGCCATTTCTAGCAGTAAAACCAGTTAACCCATTTTGTGCAAGTTCACTTACTGCCTCTTGCATAGCTTTTGCGGTTGTTTTCGTTCCACTCATAACTTGAGAAGATACTTTATTAACTATTTCTCTATAATTATCTCCCGCACTCGTTAGAAGGCTGTTATTTTGTTTATTAAAAGTCGTTAGAACTTCATTCATACTATTTTCAAGTATTCTTTTTACTGTTATATTTTCTACAATAGGGTTAATTTCATTAAGTATTCCAGCTTTGATGCCTAATTCAAGTATTTCACTATCTACTTCAGTTCCAATTGTTCTAGCTCTTTCAAAAACTTTTTCAACTTCTTCTTGTGTTTTACCAGAATATTTAGCAATTATCTTTGCATTTTCTTCTGTTAGTCCGCCAAGTTCTTTAAGTCTCTCAAGTTGCCACTCATTAACACCACCACTACCAACAATTGGCTCGCCTTTTTCAGTGTCAAATTTATCTATCTCCATAGGTTTACCCACTGATAACTTTTTCGCAATATTTAATAATAACTCATTTTCCATATTGATATAATATCTTTCTATTTGCTCTTGCATTTCTTCTAAAGACATTTATATCACCTACTTTTTTTCTTCTTGTTTTTGTTCCTCTTTATCTTGATCATTACTCATACCAAAAAAATCCAATCCTTCCGGTTGAACTATTTTTTTATCTTCTCTTATTTTTTCAATTTCTTCTTGTACTTCTGCTTCTTCATAATGTAAGTACTTAGTCATAAATTTTTCTTTACTAATTAATCCAGCGTTATATAAGTTAATACCTCGATTAATCAACGCTTCTTCGTCTTGTACGATGCTATCATCAAATGTAATCGATATTTCTTTATATTTAATTCCTTCCATTTCACATATACATGCAATTAAATCATACAAACAATCATAAATTGGTATTTGATGTTGAACTTTAGTTCTATATGTATCACTGTTTTCACTGACTACTTCGGTAGCCGTTTTAACACCGGTGCCATCAAACGAATAAAAATTATTACCTAATTTCACTCCTGCACTTAAATAATTTAATTCTGCATTGATTGCATTTATATGTTGTTCTGCTCTTAAATCAAAATTAATTTCTTTAATCGGTTCTTCTTCCATTCCTTCAATAGCTACATAAACATCATCTTTCGCATCAAAATAACTAGTGTAAATGATATTGTTATTATCATCGACACCAGTAGCTTTTTTCTTAACTGCATTTCGATTGATGAGGATTCTTCTTTTTCCACTAACAAATTCGTGATCAAAACTATCATATTTAGTATCAATACTCTTAAATTTATCGATTTGATTAGCAAGTATACTAATTCCCATTGGACTATTTGTATCAAAATTATTTGCTATAGGCAATTTCCAAACTTGAAATCTAGGATTTTCAGTTTCAACAATTTCATCTTCTTCAACATCTTGATACTTAGTATTAAAATCTATTTGTTTGCCCAACGTATTTTCATTTCCTGAAACATATAATTCATTTGTTTTTAAATACAAACCATTTTCAAATTCATGATAAGTAAGTAATGTATAAAATTTCTTTTTACTATTAGTGCCTTCCGTACTTCGAGAAACAGTTATTAAACCATTGATATATCCATTTGTGTACTTATATGGCAATATTACGTCACCCTCAATATAATCAATCACTGTCTTACCATTCTTCTTATATTCAACAGTAACCATCGTTCCTAGAGCATATTCTTTTTCCAAAAATTGTGGAAAATTAATTCGAAAAGAATTCTCTTTACTATCTAACACTTTCCACAATTTTTCTGTATTTTTTTTGTTATCTAGTTTTATCTCCACTTTTTCGCTCCATAGTAAATTTGAGAAATCTTCACAAACTTTTTTAGGCATATTCATTGTTCTACGCTCTACTTCGCAATTAGTTCCGTCGACTAGTTTGGCACTGTAATAATGAAAATCATTAACACTGCCTCGATACCATTGTCTCCATATTGCCATCATATCATATATGGAACCAACTACTACATTAATATTTTTCTTACTCAAAACTTGCTGAATACTATTATATAATTTCTTTTATATCACTCCTTTAATCCTAATTTAAGTAAATTATCTTTAACCCAATACTGAAACAAATCACATGTATGGTCTGCATAATAATAACTCATATCATTAGCCCATGTATTGAAATATTCTCCCCCGCCTGTAAATTCTTTTTCAGTCTTATCAGGTATTGGTTTTCCTTTTTCAACACTACCTTCTTGCCATTGATAATTTTCTATTTCTTTTTTAACAATTTTATTGTTGTTATTATTAATTACTCTTAATTTACCTTTACTTAAAAAGTTAATAGAATAATCTATTAATTCTTCTTTGTTTTTCCCTTTATTTACTGGATGAAATGTTTTACCATAATCGGCATAAATTTGATTTCTTAATGCACCTTCAGCTGAATCTATTGTTTCTTTATCTATTCCACATTTCCACTTTTTAAGCATTTCTATTTCAAAATTAAATAAATCTTTTGATAACTCACTTGGAGCTTTTTTTCTTGATTTTTCATGTGGAGAATAATAATAAGTATCTAACCAGTACCAATATCCATCATTTCCATAACCAAAACAACCACAAGTAGTAGCACTTGTTTGATGTCCCCCATCTGTTGAAAAATCATTATAAAGTATTCTAATTTTATTCTTTTCCAGATAATCTTCTTCAACAAATTCAAATTGTTCTGGATTGTATATCATACCTT